CCTCGTCCTGCATTAACCTCCTCACCATCAATAAATCTTTGAGCTAAAACTTTAATTGCTTGCCTTGTCTCGGAATTTAATCCCTCATAAGTAATATCCTCATAATTATTCTTTGCATTAAAGTTTGCAGAAAAGGAGATCTTGGCGTGGTGTGTTATATATATTCAGAACAATATCTGTTATTTTATAAGTCGTGTGTTCCATAACGCTACTCCAGTCGATCAGTCGATCATAATTATAATATCTTGAACTTCTGTTTTAGTAAGTTCATCTGTTTCAAAGAACCAATCTCTTAAAGAGAAGTAGTAACCGTCTAATTTTTTTGCGAACTCAATGTTGTTTCCTTCATGTGCATAGTGCCAGCTTGCATGGTTGAAAGTTATAAGGTTGAGTGCGGTAGAGGCTGCAAGAGGGGATGTTGTAAGGTCTGTATCATTGCTTTCGATAACGACCCTGATATCATCTGTCTGTCCTATCTCGATTAAGGGTGCTTTGTCACCTTTCAGGTCAGTGATATGGTAGAACTCCCAATATCCACCGCTATAATCTTTCCAATAAAGATCTGCTGCTCTGAATATTGCTTCCTCCATTGGGGGTGTGTGCTGTATAGTAAAGTAATCGGGTAGGAACTGCATACGATCCTCTTCTTTTACAAATGTTTTCGTTACGGTGTTAGTGTTAGTGTTAGTGTCGTTCATTTTAATATTCCTTTAGTTGGTGTGAAAAGTTTTGGCTTTTAGTTTGCTTACAGGTGTCAAGTCAAGATCGTCAAGATAGTATTGTAACACCTCCCAATTAACGCCTACATTAGCGTCAAAGTTTTTCTTTACTGACCAGAGTACGCTTTTAGCATCATCCTCTGTAATAGGGTAGTCTGGGTCTGTAGCTAACCCATACACATCTTCAACGCTCCACACTGATACGATTGTTGTGCCATCAGCTACTGCCTTGTCGTGTCTGGCAAGGCTGGTTGTGTTAAGGGTATTTACATATAGTTCTAAAGCTGTATCTGTATCAGCCCCATGTATATTAAATGTGCTATAGGATATAGTTTCATCCTCATTACCTCTTACAATAACTATCTCTCTCTCTTGATCCTCGATCTTCTGAAGCTCCGTTATTAGTTCTTTAATTTTCATTTCATTTCTCCTGTAATTGTATCGGTGATGATGCGGTCAACTTCAACCCAGTCATGAGTCATTAGTTCTTCTTCAGCGTTAGCCCATTCGTTATCAGTTACCTCTCTGCCAACCCAGCGTTTTACTGTATCTCTCTCCCACCACATAACAATAATTTCCTCATCTTGGTTGAGATACTTCATTGCTTTGATTAAGTTTTTAACTTTCATCTTACTTCTCCATAAAAAAACCACTCGGAATTGAGTGGTTTGTGTTGATTAAAGATAACAAGTCGATCAATCGAATTGCTTGATTGCGTTAGTGATATAGTCCATCGCTTCTGATTCTGATGTGATGGATTCAAACCCATCCAAGACGGTTGAGCTAGATGCTTGTATAACGCTAGGTGTAATACTGAGTGGTGTGCCAAGCCCATCATTTACCTTCCATGCCTCTAAGAACTTCGCTTCAAATATAAATGTTCTGAAGAACGCAGGTTGGACTAGCGTTATAGCTAAACTATTAAGGTTTACAGGTGTCCCGAAAGATTTAACGGGGAATGATAGTACATGACGATCCTTTTTTCTATTAAAGACTTTAGCACTATGCGTAAAGCCTGTGATTTCTACAGAGTGTCCAGCCTCTTCAAGTCGAGAGGCTAATGCTAGTGCGGCAACTCCTCTCCATTTGTATTCGGAGGAAGGTATTATCACTGATGCGGTGAGATTAACAAGTAAGCTAACCTGTCGAGGTGCATTCTTACTAGCTCTCTCTGTTTTTTCCCAAGCACCACCCAGATTTCCGTTGTATACAGCATGGATATCAAGGAAGTCGCCTTGATCTCTGCGTACTTTCCGTCTACGAGCAGACTTTAAGGTTGGCATCTTGATCTTCTTTGCTAGTCGATTGACTAACTTGACCCCATCAGGGTAGCCGTCATTCATTACTTGATGGATCTCCTCTACTGTACTGAAGCCGAACCAGTCGACCAGATCTGTGTTGTTGGAATATGCTGGATCTGTGAAGTCAGAGGAGGTTGACGAGTTCTTTTTAGCAGATGCTGCCGACCTCCTGAATTTTTTCACACTCTCTACACTAGAGTGTTTGTCGTGTATTATTCCGTGTCGTCTTATTATAGGCATAGTTTTCTCCTGTTATGCTGTGAGAGCGATCTCATCTTCGCTCCATGATTTAAAGTATGTGTCCTTGATTTCGGACATACCCCACCCAGATAGTAATAGCTTGGTGTACGCTATCATTTTACGAGTAGAGAATACTCTCCGTATCTCATGTCGATCAATCGACTTGCGAATTGAACAACCCCACTCGAAGATCTCCTTTTCTGCGATCTTCTCCTCGAATGATTCATCGTAGTCTATGTCAACTACTTCAAATCTGTCGAGTGTTGAGGCATCAAGGCGTTCCCTTGCAGTGTACATTGGATCTGCACCTTGTCCAAAGGTATTGGCGCAACCGATCATGATAAAGTCTGGATGTTTCTTTACATAAGGGTTCTCGTATCGCTGAGGGATAAAGAATCCCCCATTAGCGAGTGCTTGGTTAAGGAATACGAAAGTATTTGCATCCCCTGCATCCATTTCATCAACGAGGAATACTCCTCCCTCTTCGTACATCTTGACGAATTGTGAGGGTACATAGGTGAACTTGCCTCCCTCTTCGATAGGAATTAACCAGCCTGCTAGTTGGGATTCACTCATCCCTGCCGTTACTGAGATAGAGGCAAATGGTCTGTCTAACGCTCTGGCAATCTGCTCTGCCATATGGGTTTTGCCTGTACCAGCGGCTCCCACTAACATAGGATAGAGTCCTTGTTGGGTTAGTTGTAACACTTTTTCAAACCGTTGATGAAGATGCTCATCACCTAGATCAACATCCTCTTTAGTGGGTACGCTGATGATGTGGTTTACAGGTTTGATTGACTCAAGTTTTAAGTCGATCAATCGACCTATCTCTTCCTCGTTTACTGAGTCAGGGATTAGTTCCTTGAGTGCTATCATTAGGTGGTTTACTTTTTCGGGTTCAGGTTCAGGTTCAGGCTTATCTGGTGGTAGTATATCCAGACTCTTTGCTATGGCTATTAATACTTTGTGGCTGAACTTTTCAACTAACTCATGATCACTCTCAGTGACTTCGTATAGAGGGTGAGACTTCCATCCTTCATTCTCTCTGATTAGCTGACTAAATCCAATACTTGTGTCGTTATCTGGTTTCATCTTTTTTCTCCGTTAAGGGGTTATAAATCTTAGTAGGGTAACAGCGCACACCGCACTACTAAACACTAGCAGTACAGTATCTATAATAAAAGACCTTACACGCCTACTGCGTGCCTCACTCTTCATCATGTTCTTTTTAAGTGGTACAGCATTAATCATTCTTGACCTCCAGTCGATCAATCGAGTTGTTAAAGGGGTTATTTACATAAACAAATTTTCTTCGGGATAAACCAATGGACATAACACTACCTATACTAAACAGACAACAACAATCATTCGTAGACTACTATGTAGGCGGTATGAATAAACTAGAAGCCTGTCAATCAGCAGGGTATAAAGCATGTAAGAGCTATGCTTACCAACTTATGGAGAAACCTGAAATAAATCAAGCTATTAGCGTTGGTCGTCTGGGGGATAGGAAGATTAATCCAATGGTTCACTATACTCCTGAATTGATTATGCAAGGTATATACAAGGAAACCTCGAATGATAATGCCAATACAAGACTCAAAGCATGGGAATTGTTGGCTAAAATCAAGGGGTTATTCATTGAACAGAAAACTGAAACAAATCAGGTTACCTTTAGTTTGAATATGGACAATCCCAAGTCGATTGGATCGACTACAGAGATATCCCATAGTGAAACTAATATTATTGATGGTGACACCGTTTAATCGCTTGACTCAATAAAAGTCACAAAAAGAGTTAAGCTGTTGATGTATATACACTTTCACCTGTTATGAAACCATGCTAGTCATAATCCTCATAAATAAAACTTATGGCTAAATTACCTAACAGGTATAGAAGTGCTAGAATATACGGGGTTATAAGAACACCCTCATAAATAAAACTTATGAGGATTAATAAAACTTATGAGGTTTATGCAGCCTTTAGATCAGGTTGTTGCATTTCCATTAATGCGAATGCAACCGCATCATCTAGCAAACCCTGCAATCTCTCTTTATCACTACCGTCCAATATCTTCAGCAGTTCATTTGCTTTATCGTACCACTTGGCTGCAGCAGGTGTTTTGGTTGCTGCTCTGAACTCACTCCATTTATTATAGTCGCATGGATCAAGCTCCATCTTTACAGCTTTACGAATTGCAGCTGTGTAGGTCTGTACTGTTTTAGGAGCAGGAATATAATTGCTCCTGTCGATTACTCCTTTCATGTTCCAGCAGTTGGCGATATATGCGCCTTGCACTACACCCATTAATTCATCCTTTTTAATATCTTCACTCTTGACGCTTTCCTGCAGTGCTTGCAGTATCTCATTCGCCACACCGTTTCTTATTGAAGAGGCGGAACTAACTGCCTCTTGTTTTTCATCTAGTGTTCTAAATAGTTGTGATAAATTCATAATATATCCTCTTGTTAATTAGTGCGGAATGCACTGATATGAAGTCGATCAATCGACCAGCCTCATATCGCTACATTCATAGCGAGGTGCTTATTTCAACTCGGCAACGCTAACACCTAGCGAGAACTCCGTAACATTTGATGATAGCTCGTGCCTGCCTCGTGATGAGGTGGGTGACAACCAGTGTAGCTGGTATGCCTAACAAGGTTGTTATGCTTGCCGTCTGCTCTTTGGTGCTGATTCTGGATTAGAGGATTTTTCAAGGCAAGTAATGAGTGGGTGAAAAGAAAAAAGGAGCAGGTGGAGCGTATGTATAATGCGAGGAGGGGGGGTAGAAGCGTACCCGCGAGCGTGCGTGCGTGTAATATATATATACAACCCCTGAGACAATTCCCATAATTTTTTTCCCAAAAAACCCCCAGAACCAGTTTTCAATTATTAAGGAGAGTTAATGGCTCAAGCAATAGAGTATTCAGCGTCACCGACAGGTGCTGCATTTCACAAGAGTAACAAGTTCATCAGGTGCATGTTGGGACCTGTAGGGAGCGGTAAGAGTGTCACTTGTATAATGGAGATGTTACAGAGGGCTATTCAGCAGGCTCCTTATAACGGCATTAGGAAGAGTCGTCATGCAATTATAAGAAACAGTTATCCCGAATTAAAGACTACGACACTTGCGACATTCAGTGATTGGATACCATTTGCCAAGATCAATTGGCAGCCACCTATTAAGGCATCTATATTTATAAAGGACATAGGTGACGGAACATCATTGGATGCTGAATTTTTATTTTTAGCGTTAGATCGTCCACAAGATTCAAAGAAGTTATTATCTTTAGAGTTGACGACTGCATTTATTAATGAGTGTCGTGAGATACCTAAAGATATATTGGATGTATTAACGGGTCGTGTTGGTCGTTTTCCGTCTGTTAGGGAGGGAGGTACTACGTGGAGTGGGATTATTATGGATTCCAATCCACCCTCAACGGATTCTTGGATATACAGGATATTTGAGGAGGAGAAGCCTGATGATTGGGTTTTATTTAAGCAGCCCGCAGGTTTATTATTAAAGGGTGTGGATTATGTTCCGAACCCCGATGCTGAGAATATTCAGTACCTTCCTAACGGTCATGAGTATTATATGAGGCAGTTAAGTGGTAAGAGTGCTAATTGGATTAAGAGTTATATCTTGGGGCAATACGCGGACAATATGGATGGTAAGCCTATTTACGCAGAGTGGAATGATGATCTTCATATATCGGAGTCAGAGATTAATCCGATAAGGGGTTTGCCTGTTTATGTGGGGCTAGATTTTGGATTAACTCCTGCTGCTGCGTTTGCTCAGATAACATCAAGAGGTCAGTTAATTGTATTGGATGAGTTAGTTTCTGAGGATATGGGTATTAGATCATTCACAGAGTCATTGATGCAGCCGTTATTAAATACAAAGTATAAGGACTGTCCGTTGGAGGTGTTTGGAGATCCTGCAGGTGTAAAGAGATCTGACACTGATGAGAGAACGGTATTTCAAGAGTTGTTGTCTATGGGGATTTACGCACAACCGACAGAGACTAACTCACCATTAGCGAGATGGGAGGCTGTAAAGTTCTGGTTAAATAAAATGGTAGATGGTAAGCCTGCGATACAGGTAGATGCTAGATGCCACAACTTGCGTAAGGGGTTTAACGGTGGGTATAGGTTTAAAAGGTTGCAGACTTCTGGGGAGAGATACGCAGATAAAGCGGACAAAAACGAATACTCGCATCTTGCAGATGCTTTTCAGTATTTGTGCCAGGGCATTAAGTCAGACAAGCCTAAAAAGCAGATACCAATAGTATCCACTATGATTATTGACTCATCGGTAGGGTATTGATTAATACTTAATAAGTAACATTAACATATGTAATAAACTTCTTGACTTGTATGGTTAAGTTGGTATACTTAATATCTACTATTAGGAAAACAACACAAAAAACAAAGCCTCGCATTAGCGGGGTTTTTTTATGAGCGAGAACTATGGATTATCAAGAAACTGATTTTGAGATGGATGAAGAGGAGGTAGCACTTCAAGAGCGAGTAAGAATGACTGAGTTGTTAGACTTACTTGGATCTCGTCTTCAGTCTAAGGTTGATGAGCAGGTTCGTTTGCGCTCTCAGATTGAGCAGCGTTGGATAGAGGATTTGCGTCAGTATCAAGGCAAGTACAGTCCTGATAAAGAGGAGAATTTAAAGAAGGCGGGATCATCTAAAGTTTTTGCTAATATCACAAGATCTAAAACGAACGCAGCAGAAGCTCGTTTATCTGATATGTTATTTCCGACAGATGATAGGAATTGGGAGATTAGCCCAACCCCTATACCAGAGATGGCAATGGATCTAATGGATGAGACTCCTGTTACTAATGAGATGGGTGAGCAGGTTATGACACCAGAAGGTGCGCCTGTAGAGAAGAGAGATATGGCAGCAGGGATGATTTCGGCAGCCAAAGAGGCATCCGCTGCAATGCAGACAGAGATGGATGACCAGTTAAACGAGGCGCATTTTAATACAACATGCCGCGAGGTTATTCGTGATGCAGTGCGTTTAGGTGTTGGAATCTTAAAGGGACCTGTTGTTGTTGGTAAGACTAAGAAGCGTTGGTCTACTGTAACGGGTGAGATGGGTCAGACAGCACAAGTATTAAGCATTATTAAAGATTTAAAGCCATCCGCTGAGAGAGTTGATCCTTGGGACTTCTTTCCTGATATGTCAGCTCGTAAAGTAGATGAGGCGGAGTTCTTCTTTCAGCGCCACACAATGAACAAGAGGCAGTTAAGGGCGTTGATTGGTCAGCCAGCCTTTATCGAAGAGCAGATCAAATTAGTATTACAAGATAATGACATTCTAAATAACTCTTCATATATTAACGACTTGCGTTCCATTAACGGGTATTCGCAATCAGATAGTAATAACTATGAACTATGGGAGTATCACGGAGAGATCAGTAAAGATGATCTTGAGGCGTGTGGTTGTGAGGTAAGCGATGATCCATTAGAAGTTTATGAAGGTGTTGTTTGGTTCGTTAATGGCAGAGCCGTAAAGGCAGAGATCAATATGATGGAGACAGAAGAGAGACCGTTTTCTGTGTTCTGTTGGGAGGAGGATGAAGGCTCTATCTTTGGCTTTGGCATCCCTTACCTAATGAGAGACGCACAGGCAGCTATCAATGGCGCGTGGAGAATGATACTCGACAACGGTGGGTTATCAGTAGGACCACAAACAATTATCAACAGAGAGCTTGTAGAGCCTGCTGATGGTAACTGGACTGTATCGCCTAAGAAGCTCTGGTATATGACAGATAAGAATCGAAATGTTCATGAAGCATTCGGATCGTTTGACATTAACTCTCACATTAGCGAGTTGAATAGCGTCCTCAGCACAGCCAAGTCATTAGCGGATGAAGAGACAAGTCTCCCTATCATTGCGCAAGGTGAGCAAGGCACATACACAAGAACTGCAACAGGGATGAGTTTACTAATGAACTCTGCCAATGTTGTCATTCGTAGAGCGGTAAAGAACTATGATGACAGTATAACTAAGCCTTTCTTAACAAGGCTTTATGATTGGAATATGCAGTTCAGCAATAAAGAAGAGATTAAAGGAGACTACTTTGTTGATGCTCGTGGCTCTTCCGCACTACTCGCCAAAGAGATTCAAGCACAGAACTTGATTCAGATGCTACAAGTTGCGCCTGCTTATGGTCAGTTCTTTAAGATTCCAGAGTTGTTGCGCAAGACAGTACAGAGTATGCAGTTAGACGCAATCGCGTTAGTTAAAACTGATGAAGAGATAAAGCAAGAGCAAGCGAGTGGTCAACAAGCTCCTAACAAAGATCAGATGCTTATGCAGTTAGAGCAGCAGAAGATGCAGATTGATATGCAGATCAAGCAAGCTGAACTACAGATTGATCAAGCAGAACTAGGATTTAAACATCAACAGTTAGAGAGTGATAGAGAGATGCAGTTAATGGATGCCGCACTTGATAGAGATAAGACTGTTGCACAGATTCAATCTAAGACAGGTCTTGAGCAGATGAAGGCAAGCACAAAGCACGAACTCTTTAATAAAGAGGCAGAGTTGAAGCTTGCAACAGGTCATGGAATTTGATAGATACGAACTCTAATACATGGGAAGAGATTAAGAAGTGGGCGAACAGTCAAGTCGCCTCACTTCGTAACGAACTGGAGGAGAAAGGACTTTCCGAGATAGATACAGAATATCTCCGAGGTCAGGTCTCAGCCATACGAGGGTTGATGAAATTAGGCGCAGATGATGAGTCTGCCCCGATTGTATCAACTGAATATTTTGACTGATTAAGTCAAGTTGACTAGCAGCCCCATCCTAGATGCGGCAAAGGATAGAAGATGAGCAAAGAAACTACTGTCGAGATGACAGAGGAAGACGTATCTTTTGAAGATGAGTTTAATAACTTAGTTGCAGAGGATAGTGAAGAGAGCACTGAAGATATATCGGAAGAGAGTCCAGAAGAGGTTGCAGAAGAGATTGCTGCGATTGAAAAGGATCTTCAGGAAGAGGCAGTAGAGCCTATAGACTCAGACCTAATCAAACAAGAGAGGGATGAGTTACTTCAATACAAGAGAAGTAATGAGGGTCGAGTATCGGCACTTCAACAAAAGATAAACCAGATTCAGCATCAGCGGGCTATCCCTGTACAGACTCATAAACCTCCTGCGGACATAACGCCTGAGAAGTGGACAGAGTTTGAAGGGGAGTATCCTGAGATTGCACAAGCAATGAATGCTCGTATGGGTGCGATGGAAGAGCAGTTCGCACACAAAATGGAACAGCAGGTAGGTCAGGCTGTTGAACCATTACAGCACGCAGAGCGACAAAGATTTTTTCAAGTACAGTATGCCGCACTAGATGCCGCACACAGTGATTGGAAAGAAGTAGTACAAAGCGAGCCTTTTACAAATTGGCTCTCTGTCCAACCGAAGGCAGTTCAGCAGATGAAGACTAGCGAGGACGCAGTGGATGCCTCCTCTTTAATAAGCTATTACAAATCTTCGCAGATGCCCGCAGCAACGGAAGCAGCCCCTCAGTCTGAGGCGCAATCAGAAGTAGCTGATATACAGGCAAAAAGGCAACAACAACTTCAAGGTGCAACAAACATCCCTGCTCGTAGGAGTAGCGGTGGGAATAACGCAATACCAGAAGATGATTATGATGCTGCATTTGCCGCATACGCAAAGCAAGAAGAGATGAAGATCGCACAAAGGCGATAACACTCTTCATATTTTAATAGTCCATTTAAGGAGAAAATACAATGGCTACTACAAACTATTCAGGTCTGTCTCAACGCACTACTGCTTGGGCTGCCAAAGAGATGTTGGCTCACGCAGAGCCTATTGAGGTTCTATCTAAATTCGGTCTGGCTAAACCAGTTCCGAAAAATACTTCAGAGCAAGTCAAGTTCCGTCGTCCAGTACCTTTCAGTGCTGCAACTACTGCACTAACTGAAGGCACTCCACCTACTAGCTTAGCAATGAGCTACGAAGATGTGACTGCAACATTAGCACAGTACGGATCTGTTATTGAGATCACTGATAAAGTGACTGATCTAGCAGAAGATCCAGTATTGAAAGATGCTTCAATGCTTGCAGGAGAGCAAGCTGGCGAGACTGTTGAGACTTTGACTTGGAATGTAATCAAGGCAGGTACTTCAGTTCGTTATGCTAACGGTGTGGCAGGTCGTTCAACTGTTGCAGCAGCGCCTAGCCTTGCTGATCAGCGTGCAATTACTCGCACAATCAAAGGTAACAAAGGTCGCAAGATTACAAGCATGG